CAGATGCTGAGTCTGAGTCGGTTAAGCTAGGCGCAATCAAGGATGTGCTGGATCGCGCTGGCCTAAAACCCACAGAGAAGATAAGACAGGAAATCTCACACGTGGAACAAGCGTCCACTGATGAGCTGCGCAGGGAGCTAGAGGGGCTTATGGGCACATCTGATGTGTCTGCCATCCCTGATATCTTGAACTAATGCCTATCCAGCGATGTACATTGCCATCTGGCAAAAAAGGATATAAATGGGGAAAATCTGGAAAATGCTATGCAAATAGAGCCGGTGCTGAGCGCCAAGCAGCCGCGATCCACGCAAGCGGAGGCTACAAGAGCAGAACTGGCAAAAGCAGTAGAGGTCGCTAGAGAACTACGTAAGCGCGAGCGCTACGGAAAGATAGATCTCTACGATCCATACCCTTACCAGCAAAGATTTCACGACACAGGCGCAGAGGCCAACCAGCGGCTGTTGATGGCTGCCAACCGCATAGGAAAATCATATTGCGGAGCAGCTGAGCTAGCGTTCCATACAACGGGCCTCTATCCAGCTTGGTGGAACGGTCGCAGATATCGCCAGCCAATAGTTGCGTGGGCTGGTGGGGTTAGCAATGAAACAACACGCGACATTGTACAGTACGAATTACTGGGTTCCCCAGATGATCCCGAAGCGTTTGGCTCAGGTGCAATTCCTAAAAAACTAATAATAAAGGTCGAACGTAAACCGGGTGTACCTAACGCCAAATCGGTAGCCCTGATCAAGCACGTTAGTGGTGGGAACTCATCTTTATTCTTCAAAGCTTACGAGATGGGTATTGAAAAATGGCAGGGCCGTAGCGTGGACTGTGTGTGGCTTGACGAGGAGCCAAGCCGTGAGTTGTACAGTCAGGCAGTAACCAGAACGCTAGACAGGCGGGGGATGGTCTACATGACGTTCACTCCTGAGCGTGGCATGACCGAGACGGTAGCATCGTTTATAAACAGCATAAAGCCGGGTCAGGCTATTGTTAACGCCACGTGGGATGATGCCTCCGAAAAGATTTTAAGCGCGGGAGGTGCCCGTGGACATCTAAACGAATCTGTCATGGAACAGATTCTCTCCTCATATTCTCCGCACGAGCGAGAGATGCGCCGATACGGACGACCATCGATCGGCAGTGGGTTAGTATACCCGGTGATGGAAGAAAAGCTAATCATAGACCCAATTGAGATAGAGGAGCATTGGCCGCGCATATGCGGTATAGACTTTGGATTTGACCACCCCACAGCTTGCGTGTGGATGGCGTGGGACAAAGATGAGGATGTGGTGTACGTGTATGATTGCTACAGGCAAGCCAAAGCGTCACCAGCGGTTCACTCTACAGTAATAAAGACGCGCCCTGCTTTCATCCCGATAGCATGGCCACATGACGGCAACCGACGAGACAGCATGGGAAACCCCGGTCTGGCCGACCAATATAGAAATCATGGGTGTAACTTTCTGCCGTTTCATTTTGAAAACCCCCCAGCCCTAGGGGAGAAGAAGGGCGGAAACTCTATAGAGGAGGGCATCATGTCCATCCTACAGAGAATGGAAGCAGACAAGTTCAAAGTCTTCTCAACCCTCGGCGATTGGTGGGAGGAGTTCAGGATGTATCACAGAAAAGAGGGCAAGGTTGTGCCCATCCGTGATGACCTTATGAGCGCCACCCGATACGCTGCAATGTCTCTCAGGTTCTCAGTGTCTGGCAAAGATCCAGAGTGGACCAGAGATCTTGAGTATAGAAACTATGGAATTATTTAATGGCTGAAAAACTTACCGAAGAAGAACTAGTAACTAGGATTCGTGGAGAAATCACCGACTCTCTTGGTTATATGGGGGATACTATATCCCACCAGCGAGAACAGGCCATGCAGTACTATTATGGTCTGCCGTTTGGGAACGAGGTGGAAGGACGCAGCCAGTATGTAGATTCCACGGTACAAGACACGATTGAGTGGATCAAACCGTCCCTGATGCGCGTGTTTGCGTCTGGTGACGAGATGGTTAAATTCAACCCTCACGGGCCGGAAGACGTAAAGATGGCTGAACAGGCTACAGATTACGTTAACTACGTTTTTACAAAAGACAATCCGGGCTGGGAGATCTTGTATTCGTGGTTCACTGATGCTCTTTTAAGCAAGAATGGTATAGTCAAAGTCTGGTGGGATGATTACGAAGAATGGAATAGAGAGGAATACAGGGGACTCAACGAGATGGAGTTCGAAGCCCTACTGTCCGACCCCTCGATTGAGGTTCTCGAACACACAGAATACGAGGATATAGACTATGCTGCTGAGCAGGTAGAGCAAACACCGGAGGGTACAGCAGAGCAAGAGGAAGTTGTTGCAAATATGATACATGACGTTGTTATTCAGCGTCAGGATTACGGCGGCAAGATAAAGATAGAGAACGTACCACCGTCAGAGTTTCTCATCGCCAGAGAATCAAAGAACATACAGGACGCTAGGTTTGTTTGCCACAGGGTTCTGAAAACACTGTCTGAGCTGCGCGAGATGTATCCCGACGAGAAGCTAGAGGTTGAGGATCTAACTGGTGGCGCGCAAGATATGGCTGACTTTTCATCTGAACGCCTTGAGCGTTTTGCGTTTGATAAGTCTGCTGAGTACTGGGAGGGCTGGGGAGATCCAGCTTATGGAGAGGATGGGCTTCGCACCTATTGGTTACATGAGAGCTTTTTACGAACAGATTACGACGGTGATGGTATCACAGAGCTGCGCAAAGTATGCACCGTGGGTGACACAGTTCTTGCAAATGAAGAAATAGATTCCATCCCGTTTGTTTCAATCACCCCAATAAAGATCCCGCACAAGTTCTTTGGAATGTCAGTTGCTGATCTCGTTATGGATCTGCAGTTGATGAAGAGTACGCTGATGCGTAATCTCATGGACAATATGTACAACCAGAACTTTGGTCGATACGCTGTGTTAGAGGGTCAGGCCAACCTTGATGACCTTCTCACCCAAAGACCGGGCGGCGTGGTCAGGGTAAAATCCCCCAATGCAGTAATGCCCCTTTCCACTCCCGCCCTTGAACCATACTCGTTCCAGATGCTTGAATATCTGGACGGGGTCAGGGAATCCAGAGCGGGGGTTAGCCGTATGTCTCAGGGTATGAACGAGAACGCCCTGACATCCCACACCACCGCAACTGCTGTCAACGCTGTTATGACGGCAGCTCAGTCTCGCGTAGAACTGATAGCTCGGAACTTTGCCGAAACTGGCGTTAAAGATTTAATGACGACAATATATGAGCTATTACATAAAAACCAAGACAAGAAAAGAGTTGTTAGGTTGCGCAATGAGTGGATTCCGGTACGCCCTGATGTATGGCGCGATAAGTATGATTGTACTGTGTCTGTGGCTCTAGGAAGTGGCAACAAAGATCAACAGATGATGCATCTCAGCCAGATGATACAGTTTGCCAGCGAAGCGATGAAAGGCGGTTTGCCCATTGTAAACGCACAGAATATGTACAACCTAGGAGCCACTCTAGTGAAAGCAATGGGGTTCCAAAACGTAGATGATTTCTTGACCAACCCCGCAACAGCTCAACCACAGCCAGAGCAGCCAGACCCGAAAGAGCAAATGGCTCAGATGGAGATGCAGATCAAGCAGAAAGAGTTGGAGATAAAAGCGGCAGACGTGCAACTGAAAGCACAAAAGATCAAACAGGAATATGAAAAGGACGCGGTTGACGCACAGCTAAAAGTAGCAGAGCTACAGCTTGAGCGTGAACAGAAACGCGCCGTAGCTATAGGAGCAACATGAGTACAGAACTTAGGGAAGAACACGCGAACAGAATTCTAACCGACCCGTTGTACCAAGAAGCATTTGATATAATAAAACAAGATTTAATGAACCGTTGGGAACACAGCGGTTCGACAGAGTTGGAAGCCAGAGAATCAATCTGGCTTGCGATGAGACTGCTTGATCGGATTCATAGCCATCTCAAGTCCATAATAGAAACTGGGCAAATGGCTAAGATGATGGAGAAGCAACACCCATTTATCTGATAAGAGGA